TGGTTAAGTATGACGCCTGCCACCTATCATAACCACATTTCCATAGATACAGATCGTAACGCTCCTGTAAATAAAGAAACCATTGCGAGATCATGTGGTAGTCTATGCGATTGCCGGGACAGGTCTGCAGCCAGCCTTGATCACGCCATGTAGAGTATGGGACATTATCGCTCTTGCAATGCTCTTGGAATAATTGCTCTGGTATCCAGTACATTTGGTGGACGTATAGCGTTGGATCGTCCGGGAGTTTGAACAAGGCTGTCGCACACGTCAAATCTATGGTGTCAGACAAGTCGATTCCGCCGATGCAATACCCTAGCTGGCCATTGAGCTCGTCCAGTGAAAAACATTGCTCGTTGATGATGTCCTGGTCGGAAAAATAGCAATCCTGGGAATTTTGAACGACGTCAAAATCCTTAGTCAACAGGTTAGGCAGCAAGGAATTATCTGCCCGCGCCTTATATACTTTGTCTCTGAGATCCACGCGGGACTTGACCACGTCAATCGATGGATTGGCCTTGATCCAGGCGTTTTCATCCCAGATTTCATCCTTATCATCCAATTCATAAATCAAAGGTAGCGTTTTTTCGTCGCTGTAGTCGCCGATCTCATATCCTCTGATTATTTTCTTTGCTTCGTTGTATTTTCTGTCGTAAATCGATTCTCTTACAAAACCGGCCGTGGTCGTCTGGATCAGCAGCGGCTGCTCCCTGGCACTCATGCCATCACGCAGGATGTCGTAGAGGCCCGCGTCTTTCCACGCGTGTATCTCATCACAAAGAGCGCATGAAATATTGAGGCCGTCGAGTCGATTAGTGTCACTACTCAGCGGCCGAAAAATGCCGTCATTGCCTTCACATTTGATTTCGCTCACGAGAGTCTTGGTGCGCTTGCTCAGTGCCGGCGACTTATGAATCATCTTTTTGCTCTCATCCCAGATGATTTTGCTTTGATCTCTTTTTGTAGCACAGCTGTATACTTCCGGGCCTGATTCGCCGTCTTTTGTTAGATGGTATAGCCCCAGAGCCGACGCCAGGCAGCTCTTGCCGTTTTTTCTGCCGACTATGAGTAGTGCCTCACGGTACTGTCTTAGGCCCGTCTCCTTTGAAACCATGCCATACATGACGCTAATCATTGCTTTTTGCCACAAGAGCAGCTTGATCGCTTTCCCGCCTTGCTTGCCTTTGCTTTGCCGACAATATCGCTCAATAAAACGGATGACGCGGTCTGCTTTTGTCGCATCATAGGTATAAGGACAATCTGGATCGTCGATATTCTGCAGGACGTGCTTGTAGACGGCCCGGATTTTCTCCGAGGCTACGATTTCACCTGATTCAATTTTTGCGTAGTATTCGGCAATGGGGCTCTCATAAGTCATCGAAACCATCATCCTTTAGGGAGGCAGCTGCCGGGGAATAATCATTCAAGAGCTTGCAGACCGTCGTGTAAGATTTCAACAAATTGTTATAGGCTTTCACGTAACTGCTGTCCTTCTTGCCTGACTGATTGGCGCCATTTTGGTAGGTCTCGACATAACCGTGGCCACGGATTTCGTCCTTCAATTCGACCAAGGAAGCCCGTAAGAACGCGGCCTCATGGACAAGACCGTCAATCTTTTCCTGGGTGACTTCATCATCAGCGACAAAGGCAGCCTGCAGGCGCGTTAATTCCTGGGCGCATAATTCTTCACGCCGTTTCTTGGTTAGTTTGGCCATGGTTATCCTCCGTTTCCGCTATACGCTGCCGTGCTATGTCATAATAGCCAGGATCTAATTCGTAGCCGATATAGTGCCGATCCGTATTAATCGCGGCAACCGCCGTCGTTCCTGAGCCCAAAAAACCATCAAAGACGACATTACCTTGATCACTGCTCTTAATAATGCATTGCTGTATTAGATCGAGCGGTTTCTGATTTTGATGCAGCTGCGTTTTCCCGGCTACCCGGCTGTAATTCCACACGTCCGTTAATCGTTTCCCATTGATTTTTCTCCTGCCTTTGTTCGCATAGATCATAATCTCGTATTGCTTACCATAGGCCGCCTGTAGATCGCCCGCCGTCCAGTTATTTTTAACCCATATTATCTGGTTTTTAATTTTGTAACCGGCCTGTCTTACTGCGTCCATGAATACGTCGATCTTATCCGGAGACGAAAACATATACATTCCAGTGTTGTTTTTCGCGATACGGTAACACTCCTGACAGTAATCATAGATTAATTGCGTGTTATTATCGTTTAAAATCGGTTTTGTGAACCGATTCTGCTTATCATGACGATGGTTTGTTTTATAATTGATCAGATACGGCGGATCGGTAACAATAAGATCTATACACTCATCTTGCATTTTTTTCATTTCCGCGATACAGTCTGCCTGGTCTATGGTATCTAATTTCATGCTTCATCCTCCTTAATAAACGAAAAAGACGGCCAGACGGCCGCCTTACTTATTCTTTGTTATGTTTACACTTTTCTTTAGAAAATAGCTAAAAATGGCTTAAAATGTTAACTACACGGCCTACAAAACCAAAAATGCGTTAAAGGATACTCCCCCGCCGGTCCCTGAGTTGTCTCGTTTTCGTGACAATTCGGGGGGGGATGGTCTGATATACCGTCAAGACTGCCACTCACTTGATGAGTGACTGCCCGGAGGAGAACACATGAACAACGTACTGCTATGTAGGTAGCAGTCTTGGTGGTACATCATGGTAGCATCAGGGGACGTAGGGCTGGCCGTTGTGGTCGAAGCGTACACGTGAGCGCTTCGGTGTGGCTCGGTCATGGATGAGCTCATGGCACTCATGGCAGAGCAACATGAGGTTGGCAGGGTTGAGTGTGACTGTGGGGTCGGTGATGTTGGCCGGCGTGATAGGGTGTATGTGGTGTACTGTAGTAGCCGGCTTACCGCATTGCTCACACAAGTAGTATCTTTCCTGTCTGATTCTTTGGGATAACTTTATCCAGGCAGCAGAATGATAGAATTGTTTTGCATATTCTTTAGCCATTGAGATATTACCCCCTCATTTATATAAGCGTATTCGCATAACATTTTTCAAAGGGCAAATTATTTCAGGGCAAAAAAATAAGCCTCCCAATATTATTGGAAGGCATAGAGGCAAGGGGAATTATTCAGGCCGCGTCATCATCAGCGGAAGGACGCTCGTATATTTCCATGCGTTGACGTTGGTGGTATTGTCTGGCCGTGAGTATAGAGTATTCATCTTTTGATCTTGTGTTGTAGTGGGATGGATCATATATGTAGAGGCGATCTATCAGGTAGTCGTATTCATAACGGTTGCGGGCTTTGGCCACAATGTCGAGGATCTGCTGCTCGGTGTAATTGCGGTAGTTCTTAACGCTGTCGTAGTAGGCTTTTCTTGTCATCAGTTATCCTCCTCGTGCGAATCAATATCTGCAGCCATAGCAGCTATTCCACGGTTGCACAGGTTACGTACTGATTCATAGGAGATGGACATTTCTTTGGCGACCTGTTGTAATGTGTGATCCAGGATGTAGCGTAAGAATATGGCCCGGCGTTGATCGTATGGCAATTTTTTGACCAAGGAAAGAGTATCCTCGTAGAGAATGGCTGCGTTGTAGGAGCCATTAGAGCGCCATGTTAATAAGTGTGAGAGGTTATGCGCTAGATGCCTGATTGTTTCTGAGTCGAAGTCTACGTCGTCCAGAGAGGGTTCTTTGACCGGCAGGGAGTCCATTTTGAGCTGAACGGGTTTGTTATTGGCGGTGATGTCCTGGGATGGGTTTTTGGCGATGTAAGTGGTTTTTGACATTAAGAGATCCTCCTCTAATAGGCTGGTAGGTTAATAGGTGTTATGAAATGATGCGTGATATGACCGCGGTAAATGCAATTACTGCGATCAGGCCAATCAGGGCGATTAAGATGGCCGGGAACATAAGCGAGATGGGGACGGCGTAGAGGCAGAAAAAGCAAGTAACCAGGGATAAGGCGATCATAGCGCCCGTGAGATATTGTTCCATTTATGCATCCTCCTCATTGATAGTACGAGACTCAGTATCATAAGCATCATCCAGGATGTCCATGACATAATTATGGGCTTCCGGGGCAGGCATTGTTTTTGCCGTGGCCGCGATATCCATAAGAAAAAGCAAGGCCAGGCGTTGCTCTATTGATTGGCTATACTCCATACCAAGGCAGGCGGAAAAATGGGCTTTGTCGCACTCCCCGGCTTCCAAGAGCTCGAGGGTAGATGTAAGATGATTGTCGGCGGCGTTCTGGTTGATGTAATCGGCGAAAATGTTGTGCTTTTTCATGATGTTGTTTTCTCCTTTAATATAGATAGATGACTGAGGGCTTTTGCTGCCCTCGCTTTGTCTTACATGAGTATCATTACCCTTGAGATTTCGCTTTTAACGCGAATCTCAAAAATTTTCTTCATTATTGTAGGCTTCGATCGCTTCCATCATTTTTCGACAGACGAACTCATCGAATTCGTTAAGTGTGCCGGTCCGGACGTGATCCATGTAGGCGATTGCATTGAGAGTGTAATGGACTTCTCCGTCGCCCGTTGAATGAAATGTGATGACGTCGCTTGTATAGTTGATATCGTTCTTCATTTTGTTGCCTCCAATCAAAGGAAATCAGATAACGGGAGGGCGTTGGCGCGGGCGTCCGAGATCCTGACAAGGCGATCCATTTCGGCCGCGACTGCCTTACATTCGGCTTGTGATCCAGCTTCGACTGCCATCGTGATATCCTCTATTACTTCGTAGTCCTCATATTTTTCGCATAATCTATCAAGTTCGAGGCTCAATTCTTCCTCTATGATGCGATCTGGATGATCAATAAGATGACGGAGAGTTTGGGCCGCGGCTTTTGTTGCTGCCATATATTCATCATCATCGGGGAATACGTCCTGCTCACCTTCCCGGTACAGTACGTTGACCAATTTCTGCAGAGCCGACGACAGGATTTTTTTATCATCCGGGGAGAGATTGCCATCAGCAAGGCGTTTTTCCAGAGCGCCGTAAGATATCGTATATGTGCATCCCGTGTCTCTGGTCGTGGATACGTAAGTGATGCGGTTGTTAATCATTTTGATAGTCTCTTTCATTTTGCTTGCTCCATTTCTGCCCCGTCGACCATGGCGGGGCCCATACATATTAATAGATAGGATTAGTTGGCTTTGACGCTGCTTTCCAGCTCGATCGCCTCACGGGCTTCGATGTCGTTGAGAATCAGGCGTTTGATATACGCGATCCCGCTGTAGGTTGCGCGAACAGCTGTGCCGATTTTCTTTTCGCCCGTTCTCTGATCGGTATATGGCTGCTCAATTTGCTTAAAATATCCGCGGTTAACGTATGTCTGATATACCTGGCTGCTATTAATCAAGACTCTACGACGGTATAAGAGTCGGAACAGGTTATTCCGTCCGTATTCTTTGATGGCCAGGGATTTCGCGACGTCGCCGATCTTATACAGACCATCATGATCGAGAAGGTCATCAGCCATTTCTGCTTTTGGCGCCAACATGGCGATGGTGCTATCCTTTTCCGCGATGACGGCTGCAGCTGCCTTCTGCTCCTCGATCCATTTCTCAGCACGTTTCACAGGATCGGCAATCATATAGCTGTCCATGGAGATAGCGGAATACGATCCTGTCTTGCGGATCGATGGCAGGACCTCCGACGTGATCCAACGTTTGAACTTTTTGGCTGCCGGGAGTTTGGAGCTGAGCACCAGAGCGTACAACCCGGACTCGTTGATGAGCCATGTACCACGCTGACCAAACTCGGGGTCAATTTGACCTTGAGTTTTACTGTTGACTCTATCTTCTTCATCAACATGGTCAACAATCGTATGATTGATGTCTGTGTACCCAAGTGCCTCGGCTACATCCTTACCGACTAACCACGGCTCGCCATCAATCTGTACCGTGCGCACCTGACCAAACTCGCTGCTGCTGAATACTTGTACCATTTTGTTTGTGTTTTCCATTGTGTACTCCATTTCTGCCCCGCCTTACGGGGCCATACATATTAATAGGTTTT